GGCTGCCCGAATTGCGGCTGCGGGGAACCCGCGCCCGCCGCCGAGGCGCCGCCGACCGTCACCGATGTCGAACCGGCACCCGACTACGCCTCGTGGACCGTGGCCGAGCTCCGCGACGAACTCGAATGCCGCGGGCTGTCTACGTCGGGCGTGAAAGCCGTCCTCGTCGCCAGGCTCGAAGGCGACGACGGATGAGCGCCATCAGCCCGCAGGTCCCCCTGTACGCCTCGGCGGCGCGCACCGCCACGCCGACGGCCGCGGAGTTCTCCGCCGACGGCTACCACGGCCTGCACCTGGTCATCGACGTGACGGCGGTGACCGCCACGCCGAGCGTCGTACCGACCGTCGATTTTTACGACGACCTGTCCGGTAAGTGGTGCAACCTGCTCAGCGGGACGGCGCTCACGGCGACGGGCACGACCGTCCTGAAGATCTACCCGGGGCTCGCGCCGGTCGCGGCCGGCGCCGCCTCCGACTGCGTCCACGGCCGGATGCGCCTGGTGTGCACGCACGGGGACAGTGACAGCGTCACATATACCGCGGCCGCCCACCTGATCGGGTGATCTGAATGGCAGACCATTTCAACGCGTTGGATCAGTCGGCGACGCCGGAAGAGATCGGCGCGGTTCCGGAATCTCTCGCCGTCGCCAAGGGGGATCTGCTGGCGGCGACGGGGCCGGACGTGCTGGCCCGGCTGCCGGTGGGCACGGACGGGCAGGTACTCAAAGCGCTGGCTGCGGCCACGCCGGGGGTGGCGTGGGACGAGGCAGCGGACGTCCAGACGTTCACCAGCTCGGGTACATGGACGAAACCCGCTGGCTGCACCGCGGTCCGCATTGTGATGATTGCTGCGGGGGGTGGCGGACAGTCTGGTGGCCGGCAGGCCGCGGGTGTCGTCGCGGTCGGTGGCCGGGGCGGTGGTGGCGGAAGCCCTGTCGACGTCATCCTTCCCGCATCGGTGCTGTCCGCGACGGTGGCGGTGACGATCGGCGCGGCCGGTACGGGCGGTGCGGCTGTCGCCACAAACGACACGGCGGGTACAAGTGGTGCCGGCGGCGGTAACTGCACGTTCGGTAACTACCTGAACGCGTGGGGCGGATCGGCGGACGGGTTCGGCTCGGCGGGCGGTGCTTTCTTTTCGTTCGGCGCGGGCGGTCCGGGTGTGCCGTCCGGTACTGGCGGGGCGGGTGGTGGCGGTGAGGGCACGCAGATAGGCGGTCCCGGCGGCGGGGCGGGCGGGGGCATCACCTCCGGTGACGTGCACAACGCCGGGGGCTTCGGCGGGGCGATAAGTTTATCGGGATACACAGGCTACGGCCTCCCCGGCACTGCCGGTGGCGGTGCCGGCGGCGCGGGGGCGGCCATGGCCGCCGGCACGCCGGTGGCCGGGGCTAGTGGTGCCGGTGGCGGGGGCAACACGGGCGGTGCCGGCGGGGCAGGCGGTGCCGGCGGCATCTACGGCGCGGGCGGCGGCGGCGGGGGAGCTTCCCGCAACGGGTCGGCGTCCGGCGCCGGGGGCGCCGGTGCCGGCGGCATTTGCGTCGTGACGAGCTGGTAGGGGGCACGGTGGGCCGCTATGTGATCGTTTCCGTGGATGGCGCCGACAGGGTGATCCACGGCGGGCCGTTGGAGTGGGACGGGGTCACCCCGTACGCCCCGCCAGCGGGTACGACGCTGGTCACCGAGGCGGACGCCCAGGCCGGCGGGTACACGCTGCCGCCGCGACGGCCCGTGGACGTGGTCGCGGCGACGCTGACCGCCCGTGCCGGGCAGGCGCTGGCGGTGAACGGCGCCTACCTGGCGCTCGCGTCGCCGACGGCCGCGCAGGTGGCGGCGCAGGTGGGCGTGCTGACCCGGGAATGTTCGGGGCTGGTCCGGCTGCTGTTGCGGCGGCTGGACACGGACGAGGGCACCTGAGGTGCCCGTCCCGGCGCACGGGGCGGAGCGAGCCGCCTCACGACGGCAGGCGTCCGTCGCGGACGTGCTGGGCCAGACTGCGGACACCGGCCGGGAAGAGGCGAGCGTATGAGCTGGGGCCAACTACAGGCCGTCCTCGACGATGCGAGGCAGACGGCCGACGAGGAGGCGAACCGGCCGCCTGTGGCCTGCCCGAACGACGGCACGCCCCTGGAGGCCGCCCCGGACGGCGGCCTGTTCTGTAGGTTCGACGGCTGGCGGCCAGGCGGCCGTCATGTCGACGACTGCCTTTGAGGTGAGAGGATCGAAGCGCGGCCGGCGGCGCCATGGCCGAGCTGGCGAGCCACAGGAGTTGACACCATGACCCGAGCGCAGCCCGCCCGTACGGCCGCAGCCGCCCAGGAGGCCAGCGAGCCGACGCCGGTCGACCTCGCCCAGGCCGCGTACGAGGCGTACGGCTCGGCGGTCGGCGGGCTCAACTACATGGGCCTGCCCATGCCGCCGTGGCACGAACTACCTACGAAGATCGTAGACGGGTGGGTAGCCGCTGCCGGCGCCGTCGTCGAGGCGCTGACGCCGGAGAGCAGGGCCGATGGCTGACGCCGCCAAGTGGCAGTCCCCGACCGTGGTGGCTTTCAGCTTTCGCCGGGGCGTCGCCGAAGTCCCCAGCGACGACGACTGGGTCCACCGGGCGTTCACCGGCGAGCATGCTGTCACCCTCACCGGCCGCTACGAATGGGGCGAGCTCGAGGTGGCCGCGACGGCGACCGGCCCTGACGCGCAGGCCGCCGCAGGCTGGCAGGCATTCTCCCGGTTGCTGTCGGCCGTACCGGGTTCGGCCCGGGAGGAATGGGTGCGGCGGGACGACGGGTGGCAGAAGGTCGAGGCGTAATGGCGGTCAGTAGGCCCTGCTACGCAACTCGCGAGGCGGTCATGTCCCGACTCGACGTCAAACTCACCGCGAGGGCGGCGTCGGCTGTCGACGACGCGGTCGAATCGGCGTCGGACGACGTCGACAAGCTCTGCGGCCGGGTGTTCTGGCCGCAGCTCGCTACCCGCACGTTCGACTGGCCTGACCGCGCGTCGCCCACGCCGTGGCGGCTGTGGCTCGACGACGACGTCGTCTCCGTGTCGTCGCTGGTCGCGGGCGGGACGACGATCGCGAGCACCGACTATTTCCTGCGGCCGGACGACGGCCCGCCGTACCGGCGGGTAGAGCTCGACCTGGCCAGCTCGGCGGCGTTCTCGGGCGCCACGACCCACCAGCATGCCGTCAGCGTCACCGGGCTGTGGGGCTATGGCGCGGACGAGACCCCGGCCGGCACGCTGGGCGAAGCGCTCGACGCCAGCGAGACCGCCGTGGACGTCTCCGACAGCGCGGCCGTCGGCGTCGGGGACCTGGTCAGGGTCGACTCGGAGCGGATGCTCGTCACCGGGAAATCTAATCTCGACACCGGCCAGAACCTGGGCGGGAACCTCACCGCCAGTACGGCTGACGTGGCGGTCGCGGTGTCCTCCGGGGCGGCGTTCGCGGTAGGGGAAACCCTCACAATCGACACGGAACGGTTCCGTGTGGACGACGTCACAGGCGACACGTTGACCGTCCGCCGCGCCTGGGACGGCTCCGTCCTAGCCGCCCACACCGCGGGCGCCGACGTCTACGCGCCCCGCACCCTGACCGTGGCCCGCGGCTACGGCGGCACGGCGGCGGCGACCCACACCACGGCGACCGCCCTGTACCGGCACGTCGCCCCGGCCCCGGTACGCCAGCTCGCGCGGGCGCTGGCGCTCGTGGCCGTGCTACAGGAGCCCACCGGGTGGGCGCGCACAGTCGGGAGCGGCGAGAACGAGCGGCAGGCGTCGGGCCGTGGGGTACGGGAGCTGTGCGACGGCGTGTACGGTGCGTTCGGGCTCAAGGCGCGCGCACGTGCCGTCTGACCACAGGGAGACCGGGATGACGGACAGGCCGCGCGGGGTAAAGGTCTTTTGCGTGGGGACCGGAGGCGAGGAGCCGGATTGCTACCCGGGCGCCGACGAGGTCGTTCTCGTCGGCGAGAACGACGCTCTTGCCGTCCGCGACGGCGCGGGTACGGCGGTCGCCGTTTACGCCAGCGGCTGCTGGCACCACGCCGAGATCGGCGTCGCGGGACCATGAGGTAAGGGGGGCGGTCGCGTGCGTATCGACATCGACGTCACCACGTCCGGCCCGTTCTTCGACGGCCGGGCGCTGCGTGCGCTGCGGGAGTTCGTCGACGAGGCGCCTTACGAGATCGCTGGTGAGGGTGTAACGACCTGGCTGTCCATCTACCGGCCGCAGGTGAAGAACCCGACGCCTTACTACGAGTATCTTGTTCACCGCGAGAAGGTGACGTACGGGGAATCGCATGTCTGGGACGGCGGACAGGTCCGCTACGGTCCGTGGCTGGAAGGTACTGGCAGCCGTAACAGCCCGGTTACGCGATTCAAGGGCTACGCATCCATGAAGAAAACCACCCCCGTCCTCCAGCACGTCGCTGCCCCCGTCGCCGAAGCGCTGCTACGCAGCCGCTACCTCGACCGCATGAACTAGCGACCTAGGCTGATCAAACATGGCTTTCGACTACCGCACCACCATCCGCGACCCCATCGCGTCCCACGTCCTCGCCGCCGGCATCTACGACACCTTCGACGGCCACCCTCCCGACGTCGTCCCCAACAGCGGCATCCACGGCATCCAGGAGTTCGGCGGGATGAAACGGGCGCGCGGCCGGGGCGGCTCCGGTCTGGCGTCCACGTCCATGCTCGTCATCGTCACCGTCAGCACGTTCCTCGCGATCGAACAGGAACCCGCCGACGACGTCGACCCGCAGGTAGTCGATGCTGCGAACGCGCTGTTCTCGTCGTTCCTCGGGGATTTCACGCTCGGCGGGAACGTGCGGTGCATCGACGTCGGTGCGAGTCAGGGCGTGGAGATGAGTGTGGACCCCGCCTATGCCACGGTTGGCGGAGTCAAGGTCCGGGCGGCCGTCCTCTCCGTGCCGATCATCATGAACGACCTTTACGCGGAGGCGCCGTGAACGGCGGGGACGCGCCGCCGCTGCGAGGTCGCGTGGGGGCCTACTTCAGGTCCTTCGCCTTGAGCTTCGCCATCTGCCCGCCCGGATGATGCCAGACGACGCCCTCGTACGGCAGTCCAGCGACGAACGCCTTGATGCCGGCGATGTCGCGCGGGCAGTCGTATAACACGTCGGCGCCGTGATGCGGGATCAGTATGTGAACGGTGTATTTCTCCGGGTTGCCTTGGATCTTCGGCCCGACCAGTTCGTACGTGCCCTTGACGGGCTGCACGCCTGACGGCTCCCAGACGTCGCGTCGGTGACCGTCGAACGCCTCGCGGAACCAGCGGTCTTCGGGTCCGTCGCCGACGGGCACCCACCCGACGTGCTTTCCGGTGGTCTCGTCGTGTTCGACTTCGACGAAGCCGGGTTGTGGGTTGCGGTTCTTCTTGACCTCGGCACGTTTCCAGAACCGGCCGGCGTCGTCGACCATGCAGCACCAGCCGTCGTATTTGCGGGTGGCGATGCCTTCACCGTCGAGGACCCACCCGCAGTCGGGGTGTACCTCGTCGGTGACGCGGCGCAGGGCGGCGGGGTCGCGGAGGAACAGGGTCGGGATCTTCTGCATGGCGGTTATCCTGCCGGCGGGTGTGCCGAGACCGCCAGCTGGTTACAGCCTGGCGTCGGTTCGTCATGGCTCGTAACGCCCGAGAATTGAAGATTACCGGGCGCCAGGACCGCCGGAGCGCGCCTCATCCTACCTGTGACACTTCCGCCTATGATCGGCGTGAAAGGTGCCGCGCGTAATGGGAGGTGAGCCGCCATCGCCAAACAGGGCGGCCTCGGCGACCTGCTGATCCTGGACGGCTACGACCTCTCCGGCGACGTCGGCGCGCTCGGCGAGGTGAGCGGCGGGTTCGAGTTCCTGCCCCTGACCGGGCTGGACAAGTTCGCCCAGGAACGCGGCGCCGGCCCCCGCGACGGACTGATCAACATGATGTCGTACTTCAACCCCTCGCCGACCCGGTCCCACCCCGTCCTGTCCGCCCTCCCCACCGCCGACAGGGTCGCCACCTACGGCCGCGGGACGACCCTGGCCGCGCCCGCCGCGTGCCTGGTCGGCAAGCAGATGTCCTACGACGGCGAGCGCGGCGACGACGGCGCGCTCACCTGCGAAACCGAGGCGCACGCCAACGCCTACGGCCTGGAGTGGGGCGACCAGCTCACCGCCGGGGTCGACACCCTCACCGGTGCCGGTGCCGGCACCGGCGTCGACTTCAACGCCGTCTACGGCGCCTCCGTCGGGACCACCGCCTTCGGGTTGCAGGCCTACCTGCAGGTCCTCGCGTTCACGGGCACCTCGGCGACGGTCGCGGTGCAGCACTCCGACGACGACGGCACCGACCCTTACGCCAACGTGGCCGGCGCGGTGTTCTCGGCGGCGTCCGCGATCGGCTCGCAGCGCGTCCAGACCGCGCGCACCGCGTCGGTGAAAAGATGGCTGCGGGTCAACGCCACCGGCACGTTCTCGAACCTCGACCTGGCCGTGGTCGCCGTCAAAAACCTGACTAGCACGGTCTTCTGAGATGGCCAGGCGCGGGCGGCGTGCGGGCGGGCCTGTCCCCGGCCGTTTCCAGACGTACCGGCTGCTGGCGCCGCTGGCCTCCCACCACCGGCGGGCCACCTGCGCGGAGGTCGACTGCCCGGACTGGCACCGCGCCGGCTGCGGCCAGGCCGGGTGCCAGTTCTGGGAGACCGGCTGGCGGACCACCGTCCCCGCCGGGTCGGTGCTCGAACGGGACGTGCGGCGCTCCGGCCGGCGGTTCCTCGAGACACCGGAAGCGGCCGGGACGGTCTCGTTCCTCTTCTTCCCGCACCAGCAGTGCTTCGCCGCCCCGCACTGGGCGCCGGGCGCCGGCCCGTGCCAGGTGGAGCACTTCGTGCCCCTGGGCCGGCCGGGGATCTACCGGGTCGACTCCGGGGCGTCGGTCACCCGGTTCGGGGAGCGGGCCGACCTGTGGGCCGAACACTGGGCCGAGCACGCGGACCGGGTGCAACGGCACCTAGAAAGGGTGGTGTGAAATGGCGAAGGTCACCGGCCTCGGCGCGGCGTGCGCGGTGGACAAATCGGACGGCAGCGTCGCGACCATCTCCAACGACGTGACGTCCCTGTCCTGGGAGACCCCCCGCGAAGAGCAGGTCGTCACCGGGATCGACGTGTCGGCGCAGGAACGCAACCAGCTCTTGGCCGACATGACGACGAAGATCGAGGGGATTTTCAACCCGGCGCTGTCGCACCTGGTCTTCCGGACGGTCCCGTCCACGACCGTGGCTCGTACGACCACGATCACCGTCTCCTCGCAGGTCCTCGCGGCCGAGTTGCTGTACAACAACTACTCGCTCGAACGCGGCGACGACGGGGCTTTGACGTGGAGCACCGAAGGTGCCCTCCAGTCGGGACTCGTACCTACCTGGGCTTGACGTCCAGCAAAAAACGGGGTGCGCCCCGGGAGAAAGGACGCCGATGGGCTGGACCCCGCCCGAGGAAATCATCACCGTCGATTTCACCGGAACACGTTTCGAAGGTCTCGACGTCAAGGTCAGGGACGTCGAGACCGGCCACCTGCTCGAGATGGTCCGCCTGTCGGAACAGACGAAGAACGCGGGCGAAGGTGTCGGCTCGGCCGCTTTCGAGGAACTGATAACGATGGCCGCCGACATGATCGTCGAATGGGACATGGAGGTACCGGAAGGCAATCCGGTCCCGCCCACCAAGGAGTCGTTCCTGAGGTTGCGCCAGAGGACGGCGCTCCCCCTCGTCATGATGATCATTAAGGCGATCCAAGACGTCAAGGACGACCTAAAAAAAGAATCGAGCTCTGGCGGGCCGTACCTGGCGGCCTTGCCCATGACGGCACGGTAGTCACGAAACCGTTCGAGCTCGCCGAGGCCGAACTCGTCCTCGGCCTCGCCGAACGGTTCGGCCGCCCGCCGCACGAGGTGTACAGCTGGCCGGCACGCACGCTGCGGCTACTGCGGACAGAGGCACTCGGGAAACCACCGGACGACGGCACGGGGAGGAGGTGACCTCAACTAATGCCGAACCTGGTGGAGATCACCGTCCGGGCCAACGACGACGCCACCGGCCCGTTCGACCGGATCCGCCGCGAATTCGACGCGATCACCCGCGACCTGTCCCGGGAGGTCACCGCGAACGTCCGGGTCGACGTCGACGGGCTGGCCGACCTCGACTACCTGAACGACACCCTGGACCGGATCGAGCGGCGCGTCACCGCGAACGTCGGCGTGGACGTCGGCGACCTCGGCCAGATCCAGGACCTCCGCGACGCGCTCACCGAGGTCGAACTGCTCAGCCCCGTCACCGTCGAGATCGACGTCGACATCGACTCGATCGCCGACGTGATTGAGCTCAACGAGCTGCTGGACCGGATCGACCGACATATCCGCGTGCGGGTCGACGTGGACACCGACGGCGGCGGTGGTGGCGGTGGCGCCGGCCTGTCAGGGCTGCTGGGGAATCTGCGGCTGCTGCCGTCGCTGGCCGATGGCGCCGTCCCCGCCCTCGCCGGCCTGGCCGGGAAACTGGCCGCGGTCGGCGCATCTGTGATCACGGCCGCCCCGGCGCTGGTCGCGGCCGGGAGAGAGGTCGTCGCCATCGGCAAGGCTGGCGTCCAGGCGGCTCCGGCGCTGGCCGCGTTCGCGGTGGCCGGCGGCGTAGTCGCCGGCACGCTGAAGGCGATCTTCGCCGAGGGCCGGGCGATGCGCACGGCGTTGCAGCCGCTCGCCGACGGGATAAAACTCGCCGGGGACAACGCCTCCAACGCCGCCGCCCAGGGAATCCGGCCGCTCGCCGAGGAATTCAAAAGGGCCGCCTGGCCCGAGATCAACCACATGATGGTGCGGATCGGCACCTCGGTGAACCGGGTCACTACGGGTTTCCTGAACTGGGCGAAATCCAGCCAGGGAATGCAGGCGATAAACGGGATCCTGCACCCGATATGGCAGGCGGTGGAACGCCTGGAACCGGCCGTGACGCGGACGGCTATCTCGTTCGTGTCCATGCTCGGCCGGATCATGGGGGTGTCGCTGGAAGCCGGGGAGTCCGGCCTCACCGGGATCCTGAACAAGTTGTCCGACGCGATGGACAAAGTGAACGCCGACACCGTGTCGGCCGGTTTCGAAAAACTACGTAACGTCGTCGACACGGTGTGGGGCGCTTTCTCGACCCTGCACGAGTGGCTCAACAAAGGGATCGAGTTCTACCGGAAGTACCGGACGGAACTCGGCCTGCTCG